TATTTCCCCCGGCAACCATGATCTACCATCCTGGCCAACTCCAGCGCCGGGAATCGGAAAAGGCATTTTCGCAGTAGTTAAATGCGTTTGTGTAGCCACGTTTCCATCTCTAACCATTACTAAATCTGTTCCACCTGCTCCTGCAAACCCAAATAATGCAATTTCGCTTACTGCTGCTGTAGGCGCTGGGCTTTGCTGGGGAAACTGTATAACTGTATGTTTGCCTAAATTTGCGCTTATATCTGTAAGCGGGTAATGATTAACTTTAAAATGTGCGTCAAGCTGGGTAAAATTCGCCTGCAAATTTAAATAATCCTGATCTAAATTTACGGTTCCTGTAGGTATTCCGGGGTTGTATGTCATAACTTCCTCTTTTAAATCTTTTAAATCTGCGTCATTCGGCCGCCTCTTCGCAACCATAGGACTTGAGCATCAATTTCCACGTTTTTATCTTGCTCTTCGCCTGCCATTTGAGCATTGCTAAGCGTATATTGTAGCGTTAAAAAATTGCCTCGGGTCGGGCAATAAACCCTTTGCCAAAATTTAGAACCGCCTACGCTGCTCAATGCCGATGGAGTTGTAGGAATAACAGTATTAAAAAACGGATCGCCCTTAGTTGTATCGGAGAGTATATCAATATTGTTTTGTGGGTATGTGTTAACTGCTTCGTTGTCGTTATAATCAAGAAATACGTTTAAACTAATAGCTCCGGGATGATCTTGCCCTGTTGCTGTCATCAAAATATCTAAATAACCTAATACAATATTTTCGCCATCATCAAGAAAATTAAACTTTTTACTTGTTATATTAAAGTTATCTCTTATTTGAATTACTCCACCGCCTAAGTATACTTTTGTATTTGAATCTTCCTGTGGTAAACTAAAATTTAAAGTTTCTATTGCATCGTATTTAAATAAACTAAATTCGTTTTCATTAATAACAACAATTCCAAACACTCCATTATTCAAATTCTCAAAATCAGTTCCTGATAATATACCTTTTATTTCAATCACAAAACCGCTTTGCATGTTATGGCTAGGGCTTGTAACAACTGTGGGGTTAGTATCATGGCCTATTATGTTAGTTATAAAAAGGCTTGGATCATTATTTGTAAAAGTACTTAGGCCAGCAATCACATGGACAAACCCTTGTTGATTTCCACCAACGATTAAAGGAATTTCCGATTTATCCGCCCCGATCCAAGGGAAATGTAATTCAATCCAAGGCGATGGCGTATTTAGCCAGTTTCGGCCGTTTCTCGGCTGATAAGTACCTAAGCAAGTATAAGAATCTCTAAAGATCGCCCAACTATCATTTTCATAGTTGTAAACTAATCTTTGAGTCGGAAAAACCGTCAATGCGCTTGTGTCTTGCTCCGCTGTTGTGCCTGGGAAAGTCCAATAAGCTAATCTATTGATGAAATCTCTAACGCCATGAACCCTGAAAACTCCATTGTTTGAGGTGTTAAACGTAAAAACTAAATCAGGAATTTTAGCATCAATTTTTTCCGATTTATAACTATCGCATTCAACAACACCTTTGTCACCTACCCCTAAAAGGCTTGTGTCAAATTGAACTGCTGAAAAAGGGCTTTGCGCTCCAAGTTCGCTATTGACTCGCTCAATTTGAAAAGGCGCTATTGATCTTCCAGTATATCTCAATTGCCAAGTTGAGTTTTCGCAGTAAATAACTAAGTTATCCCTAACAAATCCAATGCAAATAATATCTTGACTTGTTGGTATATCTAAAAATCCCCCTTGGCCTCTTATATCATCTCTCCATGATCCAGTATCAGGAGGACCGGCAGCATATGGTATAAACGGATTGCCGATAGTTGACCAACGAATACGATTTGAGTGAGGTTGTGCGCTTGCTTTCGATACACCTTCCCATGTATTAAAAACTACCATTCTCCCACGGAAGGGTAGCATTAATGCCCAATTCCAGAGGTATTCTGTGGCGTCTATTTGATGCCATGCCCCAGAGTCAAAAGCTACCCACGAGACGCCGTCAGTAATTTTAGGAGGGTCTGCCGTTGCGCCTTGGCTGCCGGAGTTATTCGTCACCCAAAATAATTTTGCGTTTGCCGTGCTAAACATAGGCGTAGCGCTAACCCAGTAATTAGTAGACCATATAAAATTAGTGCTTGTAATCGCAGGCGCTGCCGCATTCCATGTTTCCCCGGCTATAAACTCCTCAAACTGGCTTGTAAAGCTGTTGTATCTATAAGCATAATGAAGATCAAACCAGATCGTTTCATCAATCGACGCGTTCGGCAATTCCCTTGTACGTATACCCATAACGGGCAAGCCGGGAAAATATTGAATTGCCGTTGATGCAATTGATCCGGTGATTGTTAGCGTTCCGGTAACTTTATCAAGCGTTGCCGATCCGCTGCCGTTCGTAACTAAGTTAACCGGATTAACCGCAGCCGCTGAATTATCAAAAAATATATCTGTTCCAACTTTGAACGACGCTACGCCTGGCAAAATTATATTTGGTACTATCACAATAACGGCATCCCCTAAAGCGTCTGTTGTGCCAATATTGCGTTGCAACCTGCCTAACAACTCCGTTCCGTTTTTCCTGCGAATACTCTCATAATATAAGTAAGCATTTTTTAAAGTTGGGTAAGCATCATCAGGCAATAAAAACTTTTCTCGCTTTTGTACTAAGCCGCTAGAATTGCCTATAATCTTAAGTGGTTGATAGCCTGCCATTAATAACCCATCCCCACACCATAGCCATAGCCGGTTTGAGTAGTATTAAATAATGTAATGTTAGGCTGGTTTATCTCCTCGATTGATTGCCTTTCAATAACCATGGCCTCCTGACGTTTGAATCCTTCCATCAGATTTTGCACGCCTTCCATGTCTTGCCTTGTCCGTAGTATCTCAACGGCCACGCCATACGCTATGTATTGCCACCACTGATTTAACGCTGGGTTGTCTGTTGATTGCAAAAACTGAACTGGCGTTTGATAAGCTTCAACTTCGATTTCATATACTTTGTCGGGGATTGGTCTTATAGTAATCTCGTTATTCCAAAAAAGAAGACTGCAAGGCCTGCCGGGGTTGTAACTAACCGCCAGAATATTAAGCATAGTGCCGGGCATAACCGGAACCGGTAAAGTCAGATTTATTTCTGTCGTTATATAATCTACAGTACCGCAATATTGGGGTGTTAAAGGGCTTGGTGGCGATGTTTTCGGTAAAATAGCCAAAGGCGAAAGCGGAGGTATAGCAGTTTGCTGCGTAAACGCTGAATCTAAATATACATTATTTCCAACAGTGTTTTGAGTTATATAAAGCAACCGGCCTACAGTTGTATTTGATCCTATCCCATAAACATTTGTTACCGCTCCGCCATCGTCAATAATCCTAATTGGATTATTATTTATATCGACTCCGCCTATAACAACTTGAGTGCTTAAGATGCCTAAATTGGGCTGTGGGAATGGTTTGCGAGTATTTCCAAATAAGTTAAACGATAAACTTGTATTTGAAGAAATCCAAGAACCGCCGCCCGTATAAGCTCCATAAGCTGCGTTATCTATGCCATCCAAAGTAAAATTATTAGCATCAATAACAGTAACCGTAAAAACAACATTGTTGAGCTGTACCATCCCGCCAACGTCAATAATCTGAATGATCGCCCCAGTACTCAAGTTATGGTCTGGGCTTGTTATTTGGGCAGGGTTGGTTGGTTGGGCTATACCTGTTATTTCTCCGGATAGAGTTTCAACACCGTGTTGATATTGTGCAGGGTATCGAGGGTATAAATTAAATAGCTGATCCCTATTTTTAAATATATTACCTTGAACTCCGCCAAAATAAACCGGCGCCCGGAATCCCTGATAACTGTTAACGTCTACCGGGTATCTATCAACATTAGGAATCGTTAAAAATTTATAAACGGATCGCAACTGATCCATCTTAACCGTGTAAGGAAAATCTTGATTGTAAAAAGTATTTACAAGCTGTTGAATTGATAAAGAAGGCAAAGCATTTTCAGAGGATAAGGCCGTAAGCTGCCTTATCTTTTGCTCGATCATGCTATACGTTGAATTAGCCTGGATGATTGCCGTCATAAATCCCCTTGTAAAGCCGCTTTACATTAAAAACCGCTTGCAACAAATTTGTGCAGCCACTCACCATCTTGATCACTGTTGATTGGCGCATTGTCTTTGCTAACCGGAACGCCGTCAACTTCCATCAAACCACTTCTTTTCTTCATGATCTTTGATTTATCGTTTACTTCATTGACCAACCCAAGTGGCACGTCGTAAACTCGCCCCGGTATGAAATGCCATATTTGAATCGGGTCACCGGCATATTTACAATACGCTTTAGTAAGTCTCTCATGTCTTCCCCTGCTGTTTAAATACTCTGCTTTAACAATTCTCGCATCTTCTTTTTTCTGCGCTTCCATAGCTTTCTTATGCTCTGGCTTAAAATTCTTAAACTCATCAAAAGGCACGCTATTTGTTAAAGTATTTATATGACCGTGCTCTTCTCCGGCCACCGTTGCCATCACTAAACCCATGTTATTACTCCAATTATTATTATTAAAAAGAGGGCATTTGTGCCCTCTTCAATTCAATTTATATTTATGACGCTTCCATTTTAAAAGCTTGCCATAATAAGCGATCGTTAGCTTGACCTCCTGGAGCATTGGCTCCAATCGGCAAAATCATATAGGGTACAAATAAGCCGGTTCTAAATGCTTGTTTGGCGAAATCGTAACCGGTTTGCACTTTGTTTGGCGGATTGCCTACAACCTGCGTGGAAGCTCCAGCCGGCGCAACTGTAGCGAATAATTGCGTTGTCGGAGTTGCTGACGATGCCGGGAAGGCGAACGCCGTATAAGCCGAAGTATCAATATTCAAAGTTATTGTATATGTCGATACTGCTGTAATAACCGGTGGCAAACTTTGGTTTTGATAGTAGTTATTAAGCTGTACCATTCCAAAACTGCCCGGAATTTGAAATTCGACTTTCATTCCCACGGCTAAATTATGAGCTTCTGACAACGTAACAACGGCCGGGTTTGCCCTTGTGATACCTGTTACATAATATGATCTTGGCTCTACTCGGTTAGCCGCTGCAACTCGTCTTACAAATCCAGCCGTTGCCGGAGTTGCAAAACCTACAGCATTCAACCCGGCCAGCGTAAAAGCAACGCCAGAAACCGCAGAAACAGTGAACACCATGCCGCTAATTTGCTGCATTCCTGTTGTTCCATATAGAACAACTCTGTCGCCGTTGCTATATGTATTTACCGCCGAAACAACCGCAGGGTTTGCCGCTGTTACCGCTGTAACAGCGATTGCCGGCTCTGGATCTGGGTATCTCTCAACATATGTAAATCCACCGGTCAAGATGGTA